GCAACCCGGATGATTCTGTAACTTACACGATCCGAACGAGCGAACCGGCCGATCCCTTTGCCGCACCGTAGATGAGGCAGTAGGTGCGCTGGACGCTGCCGGTCACGAGCGAGTAGCTCTCGCGAACCTGGAGCGACAGACCGCTCTTGGCTTCCGTCACGTTGGCAACGGTGCCGCTGAACTCAACATTCGGGATCTCAGGCAGACGAGCCGCCACGATGATCGCTTCCTGTTGGGCCATGAATCCTTTCGATACCGCCGAGGGCAAGGAAGGATAGTTATAGATGCTGACGCCGTGAACTTCGCCGAGGCTGGCGCCGCCGACTAGGTCGGTGGAGCGCTGGCCGTTTGCCACCACAACGCTATCCTTAGAGAGGTTGGCGTAGTTGGTAGGGCTGAGAACGGCGAACCGTCCACCCATAGGAGCCTTTGCGGTGTTGAGTTGAGCCGCGATGTCGACGATGGAACCAAAGGTCACTGCACCGGCCGCGATGGTGGCGGTCGTAGTGTAGTTGGTGTTGGTGACCAACGCGAGAACGGTATCAATCATGCTCTTTCCGAGAGCGTGGGCCGCTTGCGCTGCGAAGCGCTCGACCAAGTTGATCGAGGAGCTGGTGCGCTCGTCATCATTCAAAGCGTAGGAGACGTGTTTGAAATTTGAGAGGGTCACCACAACATCGGTCTGAGTTGCATCGCCAGCCACGTATCCGGCCGTGCTCGAATAATCCGAGGCGGATTGGATGGAGACGGTGTGGGTTACGATCGCATCGCCTTTGCGTGCGGTAGCGTCTGAAAAGTCGCTTACTCCGCTGGATACCCAGCTATAATTTTCAATGAGCAGCTCAAGAGCACGTTGTGCTACAACCTTGCCGTTGCTCGTAGTTGCGAGTGTGTTTGCCATATTTCTATCCTTCTTTCTTTGTTATCGTGCGAGCTTGATTTGGTTGAAAATCTCCGCCGCACGACGGGGATCTTTTTCCGCGTTAAACTTCGCGAGAAGTTCATTACGGGAAAGGGGTTTGGCTTCGCTGATCTCTACGGGCTGGGTGCCTTTGCTGGCTTCCAGCTCGACAGTGAGGCGAGCGAGCTTGGTTTCGAGAGCGACGATCTTGTCGTTGGATTCCAGATCAGCCTTGGCTTCGGGAGCTGCTTTGACTGCGGGCGCTTCTTCTGCCACGGGTACTTCGGCTACTGCGGGAGCTTCCTCGACCACGGCTTCAAACTTGGCGGCAAATTTGCCAACCAGTTCGTCGATGCGGGCGGAGAGAGCGGCGATGGCCTGCTCGGCATTAAACGCCGGGGCCGCCGGTGCTTCGGGCGCGGCTTCGATCACCGGCGCTGATTCTTTGACTGATGTTTCCATATTAAGCGATTTACGTGTGTCAACCCGTGCGGAATAAATTCCTGTAGGATTTGCTGCAGGGGTTAAAACTAGGTCGATTGAGAACAGTGTATTTACTGTTGCCAGTTGCGTGCCGTCCTCTGCCATCCTGGGCACTCCACTGAAGCTGATAGAGAATCCGATCTGCCCAGGGAGCGTGCCAATCAGTTCGCTGAAGTAGGCAAAGCCTTCATGGCTTTCAAATAAGGTGAGATCCGCACGGACTCGGCCTCCGTCTAAGGTAAAGTTTTCCAGGTATCCGATGATGTTAGAAACGCTAGAACTGTGGTCAGAGAGTACCTTTACTTGGCCGAGATCGTTACCAGCTTGGACAACTTGTTCCAGCGTGTCTGCGTCGATGATCATCCCGTGACCCAAAGCAGGGCCAGCGGTGATGACGGAAATTCCCTTAAATAGTTTTTGAGCCATGCCCGCGCATGGCGTGTCAAATTACTCCTGCGGAGGTGCTGGAGGGTTAAGGTGGGCGTTAATCTTTTCTAGTTCAGCTACGGCCTTTTTCAGTAGTTCCTCAGTACGTAACGATGAGTTGGAAATTTGAAAAACGAACACAGGTAAAAGCAAAAGAAGAACAAGTAAAAAGAATGCTGCTACAGCAAGAATGGTATATATAAAACCTCCAACGCCTGTCATGCGACAAGCCTGCTCCTATTCAGCAGGCTTAATCAACTATTTTCTCTTCTTTGTTTTTGGCTTTGCCCCGATGCCGATCGCTTTCACCACCATGTTCATCTCTTTTGGGGTAAGGTTGAAATCTGGATCGTCACGCATTGTAAATGTTTCCGTGGTAGGAACTGATGCCTGCACTGGCTGGATCGCTTCTTCAAGTTGAGGCTGCACGGTCGAATCCTCTGGAAGCGGTGCTGCCGGTGGCGTGGCCGAAATGGGTGCAGCGGGAGCCACGGGTGCGCCTGTCATTTGGATCTCAGCCGGGCTGATTCCAGCCTCCTCGCACTTCATTCTGATGTAGGTCTGCTCGGCAATCTTCTGATTCACGACCTCTTGCCAGTCAGATCCGCGCTCGGCGCTAATATCGGCGAGGGTCTTGATGCCCATTTTTAGATCTTCCCGATCGGCGGCGCTGTCCCGGCCGGCGTCGATCGTGGTGCGGGCTGGGGTGTGATAGACCGCTTCCCACCACATCGCCATTCCCTTGGGCGGAGTCAGATCGCCACGTTTGATCGCCTTTGCCAGTGCCCACTTGCGAACCCGCTTGAGCATCTGCTCGATCACTGCATCGGAAATCTCATCAAATCGGCGTTGAGCCTGAGCAAGCACGAACCGCTGGCTGGGGCCGGTCAGCTCGTTAGGCGACCAGATGTAGGCGTAAGGCACGCCAAGGCCGGACGCCACTGCCCGTATGTACTGATCCATGTGTTGCTGTAGATTCTGGCTAGGCCGATCGTTTTTGATCTCCCGCAGCGTCTTGCCCATCGGAACGTTGACCAGGGCGCCACCGCCGAAAAGGTTGTCGGTAGTTAGGTTTGTTGAATCAGTCTCTGTCGGGTTAAAAAACCCTGGGCCAGAGTTAGTCGTCGATTCGATTGCCATGCCAATCTGCCCGGCCCGCTTACAGGCCAGCATCTCGTAATCCAGAATCTCGTCCCGATCCAATAGCAGATTGATGCAGGATGCCAGCTTGGACAGCGACCGCACTTCGTCTGCTCTGTCCCGTTCAGCCAGGAGAATCACGTCGGTGGCTTGCACCTCTGTGAACGTGTCGCCATTTATCCCGGTGCGAATGTAGTAGCTTAACGGGCGACCGAACTTGTTCATGCGAACGCCGTCGAAAATCTTGGCGTCGTCCTTTACGTAAGATGGAGTTTCACAGCGGTGCCCTTCCACCATTTGCAACATCGGCCAGCCGTCCCCGTTATCGGTTAGAAGTATGAAGATTTCATTATCGCGAAGCATTGTGCGGGTGGCCACTTGCTGCATGGCTTGGTAAGTCAGGATCCCGCGAACGTCGCAAGAGCCTTCCCACATCGCCAGCCACTCTTCGGTCGCCTTGTTCCAGCCTTCGTCTTTTGTCCTGGCTTGGCACTTAATGCCAGCGCCGATCGCGTTCCGCGTCATCGTATCAATCGCCCCGCGAACGATAGCACTATTGTAACAAAGCCAGCGGGATAGTGCGGCGATCGATTGCCGGGATGCGGAGCTGACGTCCAGCTTGGTGTCGGCCAGTTGGGCGTCTACCCAGCGGCGTTTGCGTGGATCGTGCCGAGCGGCCTGAACCATTCGCGACCAGCTCGAAATCACTTTTCCGACGATGTCCATTTTAGTAGGTGGTTTCCTTAAACCGTGGATAAGTGACGAGACTCTGATCGCCTGTGAAGATTGCGGCCACCTCGGCGTCGTTCTTTCCTTGGATCAGGCGCCAGCCGTCCAGAGCTGCTTTCGCAACTTCCACCGGTGTGATGCCTGACGTGAGCTGGTAAGAGAACGATTTTCCGGCGACCGATGCGGAGATCATTGTCCGGCCTCCGTTTTGGAAAACGGACGCCTGCCCTGCGGCAATAGCTTCCAAGGCAAGCAGCAACGCGGTTGCGTTTTTGCTGCTCTGAATCCAAAGGGAAAAAAGGAGAGCACGATCCACGACTCCGTT